GAAGTTCGACACGCGGCCATTGAATGCGTAGTAAACGATGTTGCTACCCTCGGTAGCAGCAATCACAAACGTGCGGTCCACGGTGCCGTTGTAGGCATCGGTACGCATTTGCGTGATGTTGGCATCGCTCGGATTCCAAGCAGCCGTGATGGTCATGCTGGTGGGTGCCGATTGAGTCGGAATCTTGTCGGACTGACGCGAGCCGGCCACCGAGAAGTTAGCCATTGCGTCATCCATGCCAAACGCAGGGACCGCTTCAATGTTAAGTTGATTGCCAGACACGGCAATCGGGGACACGCTCGCCACAAGCGAAAGTTGGGCAACGGTCAACGGGGTGGGAGTTGCGCCAGATTGGGCGTACATCGCCGCAGAAAAACCCGGCAAGACTTTATTCGGAAGTGCCATTTTTCAATCCTCTGAGTGGTTGAACAAGTCTTGTCTTACGTTGGAATGTATAAGGTGCAATCTAGAAAGATTTGCGCCATCTTTTCTGTGTTGTCGTAGGAGTTGTATAGCCAGAATACATCTGCCTTCGACACGTTAAATCCAGTCGGCCCACCAAATTGACCACTGTATCCATGCAGAGATTGTAGTATTTGGTTGGAAATTGTGAACCCGTCTTCGATCACTTGCGTGAAGATACTGATCTGAAAAACCGGCGTGTCAATGCCCTTGACCGACTGCACCGGACCCGTATAGACGGGCTGGTGAATGCTTCGCGCCATCCAAGTGATGAACTTGGGCTGCGTGGCAAAGTTGCGGTTGAAGGCGGCATAAACCGGCACCGGGTTGACGATTTGCTGCAACTGGTACTGAATGGCTTTGCCGATGGCAACTGGGTTTTGCTGAGATGCCATTAGACAGCCACCACCGGATCGTTGCGATAGCACATGAACGTCACAGACATCCGGTCGTTTGCTTCCCGGCAGTCGGTGATACGCCAGTCATGGCCGCGCCAGTTGAACGAATACAGGTCTTGCCGGTCAACAATGTGCTTGATGTTCGGCGTGTAGTTCAGCGTCATCTGCACCAAGTCTTGATACAGACGATACCGATCAGAAATCTTTAAGCTGTTGGCGACATCAGAGATACGCGCACGGGTGCCAAACCACTTCGTTATCGTCGTGGTTTGCTCACCGAAATCCGACTTAGCAAACGTAAGCGAATTGACGGTGATGTTCTCAAACCGTGCGATTGCCATCAGATCACCAAAGGCTTGTACGGGCGAAGAAGTGCGGAGACACCGTAGGGAATCTCGCGCAGCGGCGTATCAACCGTGTTGCTGCGGTTGTTATACAGGTGCGTGAACAGCAACAGGCCAGCTTGCTTGATGACCGGATAAGCACTCAAAGGACTGGCGGCAGCGGTGTACTCAGCCACGATTGGCGCGGTCATAAAGTAGTTCAGATCAGTCGGCAGATTCGCCAGAATGATCTTGTTGCCGCTGTTGTCATAGGAATAGTCGGTGTTCGCCAGCGTGATGAACACGCTTGGCGTGTCAGCATTCCAGTAGCCCACGCGATTGATTGTGATGCCGTTATTGCCGTTGTTGCAAAACGGGCTGCTTACGGTGCCGGGACTGACTTCAGGCAAATCAAGAGACAGCGGCACGCCCCACAGAGCATTGCCGTTGTAGTACACCCGATAGCTGACCGGCATGATTGGAAGACCAAGATAGTCCTCAATCGCCTGCCGGGTAGCAAGCTCAAGACTCTTTAGATAAACGTCCTGCGATTCGTCTTCAAACAAGTTGATCTGCTGCGTGATCTCATCAAGCGTGAGCCATGCTGTCACGTTGTCGCGGTCAATCTGCTCAACCTTTGAATAGTTGAATGGATTGCGCGTGGGCGACAGGTATGGCCCACCGTCTGAGAGAGCAGGACTTGTGGACATTACTTATCCTCAGAGCTTGATACGCACGCCAGCGAACGGGTCACGCACGGTCGAAACCACACGCTTCTCCGCATACATCGTCACGAAACCGGGGGTGGTCTGCTCCATCATCTGAATCGAAAACTGCGTGTGGTCGCCAATGGTCATAAACCTCGGCCAGTTCGCCAGATAGATCGGATAGGTGGCAGACAAGTATGGGTTCGGGATCACCTTGAAGCCAAACAGGTGCGTCAAAGAACCACCGTCATCATCGCCCGATTCGAGCAGGATGGGAAGACCAGCGGTGTCCTTGACTTCGCGCAGCGACTCAATCGTGTTGGGATTGATGTGCCATGCCGTACCGGGCAGCGACCAGTACTGAGCCGGGAGCTTAGACGCAGCAGCGGTCAGGTCGTTGTAGACGATAGATGTGGTGGCCGTCTGGGTGGCAATCGTGTGGATGCCGTTGGTGATGGCCGTGCCACTGGTGCCAAACGCCGAGGTTGCACCATCCAGATACATGTCTAGACCGCGAAGACCATCAGTAGCGCCAGTAGTCGTAGTGGTGGAACCAGCTTGGTCATTATTGATCGCCATCGATGCGGCTTCGAGCTGGCTAAATTCCAGCATCATGTCTTCGACCAGCGTTTCGTCTAAGTAGTTAACGTCAGACAGAACAGCAGAGCGAATAGGCAATCGAGCAGCCACTACGCGCACCGGCAATTGCCAAATGCTTGTGTTGGTGTCGGGAGAGCCGGCGTTGTTTTGCACAGCGTAGCCCCAAGGATTGCCAGCTTGGTTAGTTGCGTTACCAATCTTGGCAACGAACTGAGCATCCGAGCCAGACACAGCAATTTGACGCACAGCTTGCCGGAACGGGTTTGCGTAACGCAACGCAGCAAACGCATCGTCAAAGATGACGCGGCCACCGATCCCAGTGCCAGAACCCGTCAAAGCTGATGCTTCTTTCACATCCAGCTTGACTCGACGCTGTTCATAAATTGCCGTCTTCATGGCATCCAAGAATGCTTCGGTGATGGAAGCGTTTGCCTTGTCCATTGGCGTATTCCTTTTCAAGTTGCGCCCAGTGATCCCTTTCAAAGAAGCCCGTAAGACTTCTTTGAAAAGAGGGGAGCCGAAGCCCCCCACTTTATTAAGCGCCCGTAGCAGTCGAGCGATAGCGAACACCCGAGAAGGGGTCGCGCACGCTGGTTGCCAGACGCTTTTCGCCGAAGAACGTGATGAAACCGGGGGCGGTTTGATCGTAGCGACGCATGATCATGTTCAAGCGGTCGATGATCGTGTGATACCGCGACCAGTCGCAGAACCACATCGGGTACTTCGACACGGTACCAGCAGATGCACCGGCAGCGTTGGGGGTGTCAACGTAGGAGTTGACCACCACATCGAAGCCGAGCAGCTTGCCCACGATGCCATCTTCAGCGGCAGGATGCATACGCTCGAAGATCGGCGTGCCGTTGTCGTCCTTCAGACCACGAATGGCCGAGAGCATGACCGGGTTGATCATCCACTTGGCCGAGGGGGTCCAGTACTGCTGCGGCAGCGCATACAGCATGTTGACGCAATCTTGGAACGTCACGTTGTTAGCCGTGCCGAAACCGTTGGTCGTCAACTGGTCATACGTTGCCAGCGAGTGCAGGCCAGAGGTAGAGCCGGTGCCAGAAGAACCGAACGCAGAGGTAGAAGTCGTGCCACCCGTGTAGGTTGCATTCGCGCCACCGTACTGGTCCAGACCGCGCAGACCGTCAGCACCACCAGTCGTCACCGTCGAGCCGGTGCCGGTCTGGTCGTTGTTCTGGATCATCGATGCGGCTTCCGACTGCGCGAATTCGGCGAGCATGTCGTCAACCACGTTAGCTTCCAAACCATCGATGTCGTCCAGAGCCGCAGTGCGGATCGGGAACTGCACGTTGATGTCCTTCAGCACGATTTGCCAGATGGAGGTGTTTTCAGTCGTCGGCGTGCCGTTATTTTGGATGCCGTAGCCCCACTGAGCACCTGCGTTGCCCGTCTTCACGCGGAACTGATAGGACGAACCATCAGTAGCCACAGTGCGAGACACGCCGCGCAGCGGGTTGTACAGACGCAGAGCAACGAACACGGGGTCGTAAGCGGTGCGACCACCCTTACCGTCACCACCAGCGGTCAGCAGCGATGCTTCGTTCAGATAAGCCTGATACTGAGACTCATCAGCGAACATCACCAGTTCTTTTTCGAGCTGCTTGCCACCTTTGTAGAAGTTGGAAAGCTGCTCGCGCACAGAACGGTTCACATCAGCGCGAACCGACTTAGCGATAGGACGAATGATCTCGGGGGCGTTAACAGAAGCAATCTTTGCTTCCAGAGTCGCCAGCTTCTCATTGACTTCGGCCTTAACAGCCTCAGCAATTTCAACAGCCTTCGACTCAGCAACGCCTTCGGCTTTGCCCAGCATGGACGATTGAATTTCGTCCAGCTTCTCAAAAATCTTCTCAGACATGATTAACCCTTCAAACGGTTTTCAAGATGTTTAAGAATTTCCCACTGCTCAATGGCAGAGAGCAATTCCGCTTCGGTCGCTTCCGCATCAGAATCCCTCTGTTGCGTCGCAGTTTCAAGCTCGACAGGCGCAGCATCCCGCTGTTCCAGCACTCGCTTAAAGACAGATGCGGCAGCGACCGCATCTTTTTTGATAAGCCCTGCAT